TTAATAGCCCATAAAAGTCCTTTAAATGCCGTAGTATGTATACCAGGCCAAAAATGAGCATCACTAAAAACAATGACAGTGCCATTTAGAATCCCCAAATCTTTGCGGGTTGAACTAGGTTTTGTTGATACTCTTAAATGAGGTTTTTTTGTGACCAAAGACTCGCCGTACTTTACTTCAAGAGCCCTGCGTCTACGTAAAATATTTCTTACGTTCATTCCTGTAACTTTTGCCATGTCGGCTGATGACTGATGTTGTTTCCAAAGCTCAATAAATTCTTGGTCAGTTATTTTCATATATGTGCCTTGTTAAATTTAAGGTATTAACACACATATATATGACAAATCAATTTAAGAATACGCTCTAGGGCCTTGTTTATCAATAATTAACGACATAAATCGTGGTTCATGTTCTTCTTCGTTAGGAATTGAGACATGAACCCAAGCGTCAAATTCTCTTATGAGCTGGTCATATTGCAAATCAGATGCTTTGATGGCCCGCACTACTTCATCTGGCGTCATGTTTGGCACACGAAAATCAGCCGCACACCCACGCAAATGTTGGCTAACAGACGTACTACCTACTGCACGGTTAATTTCTGGCGATCTGAACGCGCTATCGATCAAAATGGGTTTACCCAACAGCGCGCGCACTTGTTCCAAAAAGTTGGCCAAACGATTTAACTGGTAAATCTGCATTTCGTTGGGTGTATTGTCAAACTCTCGATGATTGGTGAAAGTCAGTTCTTTTAGCGTAAAATGCTCTGTCATGGTCTGGCAACTCCTTGGATTTTTTCTACTGTGCGTAGACCACCAAGGCCAAGCAAACCAATCAACACTGGCATCATTTCAGATAAATCAGCAGGGGCAAGCGTCATAGGGTGACCAAAGTACGCGGCGGCAAATAAAGCAATCTTTAAGCCAATCCAGTTCCATGCACATGCTGCACCGCAAACCCAGCCAATAAACGGCCGCCAACCGGAGACAAACACTGACGCATTGGCCGCCTCTGCTTTGTTTATTTCCATTTGACCTGTAATTACAGCCAATTCACCAGATTGTTGAAGTTTGAACAACTCCAATTTGGCCGCAGCCGCTTGCGCTGGGTCTGGCCAAAGCCGGTCAATGACTTTGGTTCCTATGCCTAGCATGATGGTGACTGGATCCATTTATATCCCCAATACTTTTTTGACGAGCTCACCGGCAAAGCCTGGGCCCAGCAACACAGCGCCGATCAGCACGTAGAGCAAGTACTCAATCCGCGTCATGCGCTTGTCGCCATCGACAAATGATCGTTCAATAGCCGCGTAGCGTTCAGCGCAAACGGCTTCATGTACGGCCAGCTTGGTGGTGGTTTGTTCGGTCATTGTTAATCAGCCCCAAAGCCCCGAACTTCAACTTTTGGAAATTGAGTCAGAGCGTTTTGATTTTCTTGCGTGGGCGCAAGAGTGTTTTGTGTTTGTGTAATGATGTTCAGCTTGGTAGGGCTTAATTGATTCTGAGCTTGGCCAAGCGCCCTGAGTACGTCAATCCGTTGAGATGCGGGGACTTTGCCAAGAAGATCTTTAAAATTATCCGCAGACGCAAATCCTTTTTCAAGTTCTTTCAGCACACTTGCACTCATCTTGCCTTTGAGAATGTCAAGCACTTGGTTTGTCAAAGTAACTTTGACGTTCAGAAAACTTGGCAAACGGAACTTGGATTGGTTAGCGTCCATGATTATCTTCATGGCGTCTGCGCCTTTTTGCGTCTGGCTGACGACTTCAGCGTTGCGTTTCAATTCAGATTCGACGCCTTTGACCACGTTCATTTGTTGCGGTGACAGCACTTGACTTAAGTCAGAATACCGCGCTTCACCTGTTGCTTTTTTGAGCAGCGCCGATTCACCACGACCCAAGGCGTTCATGAATGGGCCTGCGCGTTCGCCAACGCCCAACGGTTGCTCAAGCACGTTTGTCATGGCACCCAAAACTTTGGCTTGATTAACTGGCGGCGATGCAAGAGCAAAAACTTGTTGAGCGCGTTCGTAACCAGGCAACGCTTGCTCAATTGTTTTCTTGACGTCAATTAAATTTCCAACAATGAATTTGTTATCTTTGCTAGATATTAAGTCTTTAATATTGTCCAACACTGAAGATACTTGCTCTGCGGTGGTGCTAGCTTCTAAACCTGTTTTTACTTGATTTAATGCGGACACAAGTTTGGTGTTGCCAGGGTTTGACGTCAAAAGCGCATCAATTTGTTGTGTCAACGGCGATACGTTAATTAACGTAGTGGGCTGTGTAGCTGCTTCATACAACGGTTTAGATAAATTTGTTCGCGCGGTTTCTGCGGCTTGCAAGTCAGGCGTGACCGCTTGCAGACGCGCCATGCGGTCAGCTTCTTGCGCTTGTTGCACAGACAAAGCGCGGCCAGGTGCAGTTTTAGCTTGAACAGTTTCGCCAAGATATTGAACTTGTGGTGATGTCACGTCAGCCAAAGCCTGCCGTACTGTCATGTTAGGTTGCGCGTTGGCCAAGGCATTTTGCGCCGCAGCTAAATTTTGCGGCGTTCTGCCTTCTTCGGTTAGCGCGTTGCGAACAATAGTGCCCGCACGATTTGCCGCACGATCACCGGTGATTGCGTCGATCACATTTCCCGTGCCTTTGGCACCCAAAGCCAAACCGTATCCAGCAGCCGAAGTAACTGGTGTTACTGGGTTAGTAAACTTACCAACGGTGCGCATCACTTTTGATACTGCGGGCGCTACACGAGCCGTTGCTGAGGCACCGCCGGTAAACAGCGTGGACAGATCGGCTGCTGCGCCAACAGGGTCAGTCGCCAAAGTATTTTTTAGCGCCTCAACGCTGCCGTAGCGATCTTTGAACATACCACCAACAGCGTTGGCAGCATCAACAGCACGCTTGGCTGCTTCAGGTTTGTTGTCAATTTGATTGACCATATCAACCAAATCTTTAGGTAGCAATTTTTGCAATGCGCCAGCGCCGACATCTAATACGCCTGTTGCCGTCTGCATGGGATTTGTAATGGCAGTTACCAAACCTTTGTAAAAGCTAGAAGCGCTTGACGGAAAATTAGCTAAGGCTTCACCAGGCACATCGGAAAACGATCGGCGTTGCGTAGGAATGCCATTACTGGTTTCCATTTCAAAACCAGGTGGCAGTTTCATACCCGCAGGTTGTTGCAGCGGTGTGGCTTGCTCAAGTTCAAACCCAGGTGGTAAAGGCATTATTTAGCTCCTGCTGGTTTCCAAGTATCGCCGCCATCAGTAGACTGAATGCGCTCGCCTGTTTTTGGATTTGTTGCGTATATTGCAGATGGCGCTTCTACACGTTTAGGCACGCTAATTGGTTGGGTAGAAAGCCCCGTACCTTCAATTGCTGATTTAGGCATTTGAGTAACTCGTAAATTCCAAGTTTCAGCACTTTTTTCAGCGGCTTTGCGCGATAAAGTTGCCAATCTTTGTAGAGTTTGAGCGTTAAGAGTAACTCGACCGCCTTCAGCATCTTGCAAAAATTGCAAATCTTTATCTGTAAAACCTGCGCCACTTCCAAGCCCTGAAGATTTAACCGCACCCAAAGTATTTTTTGCTAAACCAGAAATCAAACTTTCAGTGTTTGCAATTTTTTCATCGTTGCTTGCACCTATTACGTTAAGTCCCCGCGCAATGTTAAGTTTGATGTCGGCGGCTGAACCTGTAAACACATTGCCTTGTTTGAGAATATCCAATACGCGATCAGCATTTGCAGCCAGTTCAGGCGCTTTTTCAGCAGTAGTCATCTTGGCGATGTCAGTATCTGCCATTTTGTTTGCAAATTGCTCGCTATATTTTTTCTCTGTGCTGACGTTAACTGTCACCGGCGGCGCATGTGTAGTTTGTTTTGTAATCCATGCTTGTTTGGCTTGTATTTGTTGAGCAGGCGTCAAGTTAGAATTTACCAACATTCTTTCAAGCTCAGATGGTGTAGTAGTTTTTGGTATGGTTGCAATCACTTGACCAGCACCATTTACCAAATTGTTGTCAATGACATGGACTTTATTTGCGTCTTCCAATTGTTTGGTAATCATTGCGGCTTCATTTTGCGCGGCGGGCACATTAGGATAGAGTGTTTTCAAATCCAAAAGTCGCTTTTGTAATCCGGCGATGTTTATCCCCGCAGGTGCAGCAAGCTGATTGACTTGCGCGGGGGATGCGGCGGTAGCAGGTGCCAATTGATTAGTTATCGGCGTAGCAGGCGGTAACGGTTCACCTCTAGCGGGGAGATTCCTTGTTTCTACAAAAGGTGCTTGCGCTTTTACGCCCGCTTCCACAACATTTTGACGATTTGCAAGGCTATCACTTGTCCTATCATATGCAGGCAGACCGGTAGCTGATGGCTCTGCTGTAACAGGTAGCTGCGGTCTGCCGCCCATTTGTTCTTGGTTGTATCTCTGACGTTCTTTAAGCGCCATCGTTAACTCTTGATGGTGCATGATATGGGTTGGGTCACCAATAGCACGGGCATATTGACCGTAGCTATTCAACATATCTTCTTCTGAGCCTGTCTTATTATTTTTTGCTGCGTCTTGCACAAATTGATCTAAAGCAGATTGACGACGTTTGAAATCGCCCAGCTCTAGTTCAGCTTTTTGCTGTTGCAAGCCGCCCATAGCCAACTGCTGTTGCGCCAACTGATTGCGTTGCGTTTCTTGTTGGCCAGCCAATATGTTGCCCGCAATATTGACGGGCTGAAGCATTCCAAAATCAAGTGCCATGATGTGACCCTTTATTATTTTCCATAGTAACCGCTGTATTGTTCGGGGCTTATGTTGTAGCCCGCCGCACCGCTACCACCACCACCCCCACCAAACAAACCACCAAAATTAGGGTTAGTCTGACCGTACAGTTTGGCAATGTCGCCGTAAGACGATGCTCTAGCTTGTGATCCTGCCAACAACGCATTGCCTTGATTGACACCCTGTTGCATGTATGCATTGCCTACGTTACCGGCCATGTTTGAGCCAGCAGTACCTAGCGTATTTGCGGTAGTTTGGCCATAGCCTGTAAGGGATTGCAACGGTTGCAAACGGGCTGCACGTTCAGTCTGATACCGATTGAAAGCATTCATGTATTCTTGCGAACCCATGTCTTGGCCATAGCGTTGCGCGGCCTTTAAAGCCCCGCCGGAAATCAGACCGCCGCGAGCTGCGGCAGACCGATCAAGCGCTTGCTGACCTTCTGACAACCGAAATGCGTAGCCTGGGTCGGCTTGAAACTGTTGAGGGCCAAAATTTGTGTATTTGGAAGCAGCTACCAATTCCGGCAACGCGTTAACGCCAACGTCGTAGAACGGCTTTTGCATCGCCAACTGCTTTTCATATTGCTCGCGTTGGAGTGCAACGGCGCGGTCAGAAGCTGCACCGGCGGTATCTGCGGCTGACCTAGCAGCGTCGCCTTGCATTTTGCCGCCGATTAGGCTGGCTGCTGCGGGGATGATGAATGACCAAGGCATAATTTACTCCTTCAGGCTTAACGCCAGTTCTTGCATTTCTTCTACGTTGCTGGGCACAATCAGCACTTCGTCAACTTCGTTTTCATCTGTGCAGTCAGTGGCGTGTACACAGTACCACACTACATCTGTGAGCGATTTTACGCCGTGATGCTTGCCTGCGGCAATAGTCAAGCAGGCAGGGCCATGAACGACCGATCTGACCCCATCCACAAGCAATTCAACAGACCCACTGGCCAAGATGGATAGGTGGTCATGTTTGTGGGCATGTTGCACCAAGACGTGCCCCGCTGGTATGCGGGTTTCTTTGGCGTACACGCCCGAGCTAAAGTGGTGATGGATCATCAATTATTCCAAAAGAAGAATGTTGTTAGGTATGTATTGTGTCACCAGCCAGTTTGTGCCGTCAGACACCAAAGTCGTCTGGTCGCCGGTGCTGGCCAACAGGATGGACGTTGCCGCCGCCCCGCCGGTCAGAGGCACCACGTTTGAGGACGCTGAGACAACCGTCTGAGCTTGGTAGTTCAAAAACCGCAAAACCCGACCTGACCAGCTTGATGCGGCCGGAAGCGTCACGGTACATGTCGAGCCAGATTTGTTGTTAATTAACCAAATGTCAGTTGCCGCAACCGTAAAGTCAGCGGTCTTGGTGACAGGCGCTGAGACTCCTTGGTAATCCGTATTGGCAGTAGCAGCAGAGATTGCCGTGCCGTTGCCTTTAAGAACGCCTGTAATGCTGGTTGTTAGGGTAATTGCGGGTGTGGTTGTGGCCGTTGCCACCGTACCGGCAAAGCCGTTGGCCGAGACAACCGACACGCTGGTGACCGTGCCGCTAGTTGCTGGCGCTGCCCAAGTAGGCGCGCCGCCTGTTGTGGCTGTCAATACCTGACCAGTTGTGCCTGCCGCTGTGGAAACTGGTGCAGCCCCCGCCCCGCCGCCATAAACAACGCCATACTGGGTCAATAAAGCAGAAGATGCCCAGGTTGATGCGCCTGAGAAGTAAACGATGCCACCGCTGGTTCCCGCTACTGTCAAAGCCGGTGTAGTAGTTGCCGTAGCAACAGAAATAATCCCGCCAGTAAAGCTGACCGATGTCACATAGTTTAAGCTGGGAATGTCGTTTGCTACAAGCGCCCTAAATGTCGGTACAGTCGCTGCGCCAGTTGTTGGGCCAGCCAACACATAATTGGCAGTCTTTGCCGCATAAGGGTTTAATGTGTCGCCATAAGCCGCCGCCAAGCTAATTGCAGGGGTTGTGCCGCCGCTAGAAACTACAGGGCTTGTGCCTGTGACAGATGTAACAGTGCCGCCCGATCCAGTAGCCGACAAAGTGCCCGCAACAAAACTAACGCCTGTTCCAATGGTGACGTTACTGAAGCCGCCTGACCCATCGCCATAAAGAATAGATGCGCCAGTTGTCAAAGTTGACCAAGTAGGCGCAGAACCAGTGTTTGCAAGCAATGCTTGTTTAGCTGTACCCGCAGCGGTAAACGCATACGCTGTACCCGTGCCGTAGGCAACGCCGTAGGCTGTAGGAGCCGCAGAACCGTTTGTGCCGCCGTTGGCAATGGCCAAGGTGCCCGCAAGGGTGATAGCGCCTGTAGCGGCCGTTGCTGGCGTCAGGCCGGTTGTGCCGCCTGAGAATGACAAGACGCCAGCGTTGGTGATGGTCACGTTGCCCGTGGCACCGGACACTGAAATGCCTGCGCCAGCAATGTTGGACAACACACCCGTGTTGGCCAACGTGATGGTGCCCAGACCATTGGTGACCGATATGCCAGCACCAAAACCAAGAGTGTTTAACGTGTACCCTGTGCCATTACCAATCAGCAGTTGGCCGTTGGTTGGTATGGTGTCTAACCCTGTGCCGCCACTGGTAACAGGAATAACCCCAAGACCACCACCAAGAATGTTGTACAGACTGTAAAACCACCGATACCACTCACGCGAGACTGCCCCCGTGCGCTCGTCAATAATCGACACCCGTGGGGGCGTGATCTGGGTGGCGTTCGGATTGGTCGCCATAGTTAGGCATTGGTCGGGCTTATGATCAGTTCTGCCCCCATGATGGCAATTTTGTTGGGGTCAGTGCCTGAGAGTTCGTACACACGGTCGCGCAGCTTGAGCGTCATGCCCAGCCGACGCCAAAAGGTTCGTTGGCCATACGCACCAATTTTGCCCAGCGGTGACCAATGCTCGTTTGACCAGGTGTGACCACCGTCGTCTGACCAGCGCAACATGACCGCAGGATCAGACCCTTGGCCAGTGTTCAAACCAACGCCTGCCTCGCAATCCAATTGCAGGCTGTGATGCGCTGTGCGCTTAAGGTTGTTCTGGCCGGTTGGCAACGCCCGCCATGAGCGCAGCCACTTTTGAACGCCGCCATTGTCAGCGTAGATGTCCAAGTCAAACGTGTAGATGTTGCCGTTTTCAAAGTCGCCAACGATGATGTTGCCGCCAAAGTTGCATTGGCAATTGCTGCGATGCCGCATAAACTCGCCGTTGTTCCAGCCAGCACGTTCATGCCAGGCTTGGGTGGCCACATCGTAAACCCATGTGGCGTTGCCGCTTGGAAAACTCAGCACATAGAAAGCATGGCCTTCTTGCTGGTAGGTGTAGGCAATAGCGTCTGAGATGTTGCCATACTGGGCAATGGCGTATTCAATAGCGTGGGTGGAAATACGAACGCCGGTGTAGCCATTGGCCCTGTAGACGATACCTTGGCCACGGGCGTCAGTGCCCAGCCAAAACAAGCCGTTGTCCATCTTGGCTATGGTGTACGCAGACACGCAGCCGATCTCGTTGAAAGCGCCTTGAATGCGGGTCAGGGGAAAGTCAGCAGCGCCTGAGTCGTACCAGACTTCAACCGAATCGGTGCCGAACACCCACAACTCCCGATGATCGGAAATCAGACCAACCACGCCGTCGGGTGAGCCTTCGGCGCTTGCAAAGTCCAGCGGGTTGATGGATGTGCCGTCAAGCAACTGCGACACCCAGATAATCTGGCTGTCGGGCTGGTTGAATACAAAGTAGCCGTCAAGGTACGCAACCGTCACCGCACCGGCAAAGTCTGGGTCAGCGATCTGGGCAAATACGCCGGTGGTTTCGTTGTAGATGTAGCCGTCAGGATTGCAAGCAAAGAAGATCTGAGTGCCGTTGTCAGCAATAGACACGGGGCCAGTGCCGGATACGGTGCCTAGCAATTGCGGTGTGGCGGTCAAGCTGGTCAATTTGTAGACTTCTTGGCCAGACACTACATAGAAGTCGCTGCCGTTAGTTTGATGCGCCCACAATGCGCGAATCGGGCCAGTGCCTACGGTTTGTAAAAAGTTAAGTCCTGGGGCGCGGTTAAGAAACCCTGCTTCTTTGCCGCCTTCGGGAATGACTTCTGGGAACAAGTTGACCATGCGGTTGTCCGCAGCGTTGATACTGCGAGCAACATAGGCCGACCCAAGAATCGGCGTCTTCATCAGTAATTACCTGCGTAGATGTTGAACCGCTGGCGTGTGGCCACAATGGCGTAAGGCATCGACATTACGTCGTCAGGATTGTTGATGCGCTTCAGATTACGTTTGCTGGTCATGGCGATGCGTTGCACTTGTGGGCTTGGCTCAACGCCAAACTCAGGGGCAAACTCCATTGCCAAGTTGTAGACAAATGCTCGCAAATAGCCTGGCGGAAATAGGATGTCAGTCGCCAAGTTAGCAGGCTGAGTCAGTTCTTCAACCGAAATAAAGTGCCATTCCAAGTCACGTGTGGGCTTGGGATAAATGTACATATCAACATCAGGGTAGGTCATGTTGATAAACAGCACTTGCGGGTATGTAGACGTCACCGTCTTAACAGCAATACCATCGTACTGCTGCTGGTTAATCATTTTTATGCCAAAACTGACATTGGTGCTTGGGTCGCGGTAGTAGGTCGCGTCGTCCAACAATATTGGCCGGTTGCCTACAAAGTCACCTGTTGGGCCAAGTGTGCGGTTGATAAATCCAGCAGGCCAAGTAAATACTTGATCTTGAGTGCTAAAAACAGATAAACGCTCAGTGTTCCATGAGTCGATCATCTGGTTTAGCGCCATCAAGGCGTCTTGAGATACGGACGCAGAAGGTGTTTCACCTTCGGCCAACACACCAAGCAATCGTAATGCACGGTTAATCTGATCACCTGCCGTGTAAATGGCCATGTTTATGCTCCTTGTTCGACCACCTCTGTGGGTCGGCTACGACGACGTTTTACTTCCAGTGGAGCCGCCTCAACAGGCGTGTCTAAAGTATATCGCACCCAGCCATTCTTTTCATCTTCTACGGCTTCAAGCTCCATAGTCGCAACTTTGGCACCGTGAACTTCGTGGGACATGTAAATAACAGCCATAGTTTAAAAACGGGGGCTTTTGACCCCCGTTTGGTTAGGTTGCGCCGTGGATAATGGCGTAGTTAATGATGACGGCCTCGGAATACGAAGTCGCCGCAGTCAAATTCCGCAACGTAATCAGCGCAGAACCAGCAGCCAAATACGAAACGTAAGTGGTGTAAGCGCCAGCCGCGCTGCCAGTTGTATTGCTAGAAACGCACACAATGATTGTGTCATTAGCGGAAATCGAACTATTGGTCAGAACAAACGACACAGCAGCGCCAGCGGCCAATGCAGCGTTGTTCATGGTAATGCGGCCTGCGCTGGTGTTTAGCGTCACGCCAGTGGACTTGCTAGTTAGCTGAGTCACCGCACCTTGAGCTGCTGCGCTGTAACCAATTTCTTGGCTTGCATAGCAGGTAGTAAATTCGGGGTCGCTGTACGCAACACCTACTGCTTGAGTATTTGATGCCATGATTTTTTCCTTTAGAAAAGGGGCCGAAGCCCCCATTCAAGTTACTTCAAAAACGCCGAATAAGCTGCGTCGCCGGTCTTCACAAAACGGTAGGTATACGCGCCGAAACGTGGAACAGTGACTGAGCCAAAAATCGTGATACCAGTGCCAGTTGTGACAGGCACGGTAGACGATGCGCCAGTATTGTTGTTGTTGCAAATAGTCAATTCAAAAGCTGAACCAACTTTTGCGCTTGGGATAGCTGCATCAAGCAACGCTGCTGTGGGCAGAGTAACTGTCAATGTAGCATCCGAGGCTTTTGCACAAACAACCAAACCGACTGCTACTTGAGCAGCAGTCAATGTGGTATCCGCAGTCAAAGACGCGGGGATAGTTTGTACAACGAGTTGAGCTTCTGTCAGATTGCCGTCACCAAGTTGGTAACCGCCTGCGCCATTAGGTAATGCCATGATAATTTTCCTTCAAAAAAGTTTTTGATTAACCCCAGAGACGGCAAGCCATCTGTGGACGAATTGTGCTGAAGCCATACAGAACGTCGATACGGCAAGGCATACGGTCGT